GTCTTTGAACATACCAAGCGGCGTCTTTGCGGAGGTTATCCCATCAGAATTTGTTTGGAAACAGTATTCAATGGAATCTTTCTCACGCCTGACTTCGGTGAACAAAACGAGGAGGAGTTCCTTCTCAATGCAGCCTTCGTGGACTTTACCCTGCACCTTGATTCGGCGCGTGTTGTATTCGCCGCCAGTTGGTTGCATGATCTTAACAATTTCGTCGATGGCTGTGATAACAACTGTGGCCTTCTCGTTCTTGAGACTCTCCAATGTTTTGCGGATTGCCTTGTTGTAGTACGACCACACATCGTAGCCCTTGTACATCTTCTGAGCTGTCTCAATGAGAATCTCACAATACTTTGTGAAGGATTCAATGACGACAACTTCAGCGTTGTTTAATCCCGTGGCAATTGCCTTGTCAATGTCAGGCAAGGTATTGGCCGAGATGATTTGGAAGTTCTTGGCTTCCCTAAACGGTAAACCTTTCCGCTCAAGATCAATGATGATGGTCTTGTCAGCAGGAAGATTCCGCAACGATGTTGACTTACCAGACCCGCTGGAGCCAACTATTCCTATTAGTGGTTTATTCATGGTTCGCTATTGTACGTTTCAACGTTTCTATGAGAGCAGTTTGCTCTTTTAGTTTATGTTCTAATGCGACGGTATAGTGCCACATATCTATTACTTCTTCTTTCTGTGCGTCAACGAGTTGCGCCTCGCTCATACGCCACAAACCTTTATCGCCCTTTGGATTATGTTCCGCAGAGCCTACGTCAAACTTGCGTGGTGCTTCGCGAGTAAACTCAGATAGAGCGCGTATCTTCAATTCTTTATCGTTCATGTTTGGAATTTCAGGGGATCGTATAGTTTAGTGTAGTAGTCGTTGTCAATGACTGCCTCGGAATGTTCACCAGCGTTGCAGATGCGAGTGAACCGGCACATACCGAACTTTGTCTCACAACAATTGTAGTTGGGAAGGAACGGGATAGTGTCAGTAGCCAAGCCTCGCTCAAGTTGATTGGCGAAGTTGATTACGGTTTTGGTCAAGTGTTCCTCGAACTTCTCCATTCTATCGGGAGAGAAGTCGAGGATTGCACTACGCTGGAACTTGTTCTTACCTGTCCGCGACAAGAAGATGCCGTTAATAATGGCTTGGTAGTTGCGGTCAGGGAACAGCTTGCGTAAGACCATCGTGTAGGCCATCAGTTGTGTAGACATACGGTAAGTGTCTAGGTAACGATCAACGGCTGTGACTGCTGTGGACTTGTGATCGCAAAGGATGCTCTGCCCAAAGTAGGTTCCGATGAAGTCGATTGTTCCACACAACAACACGTCGATTGTGTCGTTTGAGTAGAACGGGAAGGCGAACTTCATCTCAAGCAGCGGCTCACCCATGTGCCTCTCAACAACAAGGCCATCAACATCAGCATAGTTATCGAAGTATTGAGTGAGGCAGGTTGCAAGATGACCGGCAGTACGCCAATCGGAATCAGGTACAACTATTTGTGGGTTTGCGTAGTGTTCCAATGCCATGTTCATTGATTCAGACCTGTCTCCAGTACTGTAAAAATGTTCCAAGGCTTTGTGATAGGCTGTGCCATATTCCATCTTATGATTCATGTGGTTATTTCGTAGACCACGAACTGTGGTGTAGAAGAACCTGAGATCACAAGTGGATTCACGGTACGATGATGCGTCTATTCGCAAGATGTACCTGTCTCCAGTTTTTTCAAGTAGATTTTTCAAGGTTAATTTTGCGGCCCCGCCGCTTCTTTACTAGGATTAACTCGTCTGGCTCAGTTGTGCGTGAGATTTTGAGGTATGGTTCCATGTGCTTTAGCAATTCGGAATCAGTCATCTCCTCCAGCTTATCAACTGACACATCAAGTAGTTGTTCGATTGTCATGTCTTTATATCCATCGCCGCAACAAGGAGGCAACCAAAGAAACCGATGAGCCAAGCAAGGCTGAATAGATCGTAGAAGATGCTGGCTATCATTTCATCACCCTCACTTTCGATTCAGTTACATCAACTTCAGAGTCGGAACTTACAAGGTTGTAAATCCACTCCTTGTCATCGTTGTTAATTGCCACGCTGCGCTCAAACAACTCGGAGTCATTGGCTGTTTTGTACCAAGTCTCCAAGTCATTCTTCCAGCGGATAGTATCGTTGAACTCGTACTCAAGTTCGCGGAGTGTCATGCGGTTTTTAACTACGTCCTTGAAGTAGGCAAGGATTCCATTGTCCAGCTTGCGAAAGGCAACGCGAGAACGCAGGATCACATACTTGTTGTCGTCGAAGTTATCAATGATGAACTTAAAGCCATCGTTGAACTTGACGTAGAGCGTGTTTGGCGTGAAGCCAGTCTCTTGTGATGAGATGTAGACATCTTTGCCCGTCTCCAGTAAGCGATCAAGGATCGGCTGAACCTGAGCCGCCGCATTCGGTGAGTAGCTTGAGCGGTTTATGCCAGAGTTTTCGCTTTGCATTGTTCCATTAGTTCCTTTGCTTCCTCAAGGTCTCCCTTGGCCACGGCAGCTTGAGACATCAAGAATAGTTTGCGAGCAGACAAGCCGCGAACTGTTGGATGCCAGCTCTTACAATCTTCAACAGAGAAGACGCAACCCTCTGGATGCTTACGATAAAGCTCATCCTTGTATCGCTCAAGCTGTGAGGTTGGTAGGTTCTTGGGTAGGCTGTTTTTGACCTTGGTTCTCAAGCGCGACTGAACTTGTTGATTCAGTAGGGCAAGGACTGTCGCCTCGGTGTAGGATTCAACTGCCTCAGACAGTTTTTCAAAGACAGGAACAAAGAACTTGAGTCCTTTGAAGTCTCCATCAACGTATTTTTCTTGTTTATGTTGCATAATCTAGGTTAAAAAGTTAACCTGCTGACATATAAGCAGTAACCGTGCCAACTTTTTTCGGTCGGTTAATACTAATAGATGATATATTCACCCAATAACTCGTACCGTGCCATTATACCTTGTACCTCTCTGTAGTTCCCGTCGAGTGGTGTTAGCTTTAGGATTTGTGTGGCCATCTCCTTTGCTTTAGTTGGCTCAACATTGTGAGTCTTGTGGATGTAGAGGGCAAGATCGTTGGGTCGCTCTCTGATTGGCGTGGTTTTTATGATGAAAATTGTGAGACGATGGTAGAGGTCTAGGCGAAACTTGCCGTCCTTGATCATCTCCTTCAAGTCACAGTTGGTTGAACAGACTATGCGGCAAGTTGCTTTGCTCAGTTTGGCTGCACCAACCTTGCGGAATTGTTTGTGTTGGACAAAGCGTAAGAGCTTTGGCTGTGATGTGAGTTTGAGTTCCCCAATTTCGTCGAGGAATAGAGTGCCTCCGGCTGCTTGCTGGACAAGTCCAGTTGTGTCACGGGTCGCTCCTGTGAACGCTCCCTGTTTGTGACCGTAGAGTAGTGCCTCAAATAGGTCTTCTTGTAAGGTAGTGACGTTGACAGGTACAAAGTTAGAGCCGCGTACGACTTCTTGGCTGGATGATGGGCGGCGATTCCCGTGGAGGAGTTCAGCAAAGTGTTCCTTCCCTGTGCCAGACTCCCCCATTATTAGAACAGGGGAGTCTTGGCTTGCGAGGACTTGAGCGAACCTTATTTGCTCAAGCATATGTGGGTCTTCAGTCAGCATCTTGCCAGTCTTCTACGTCAACCCAGTCCACTTTCAGTATCTTCTTCCAATCCCAATCACTTGGATGCCCGTCAAAAGACGAGTACTCAAAGGTGAGTTCGATTGATATTGTGTTGAGCTTATTGTCATCAACTGGGGGATGCTCATTCTCCCGTTGGCCCCATGCGTCTAACATTTGGTGAGGTGCTTGAGGATTTGACGGCTTGTGCGTTGGACTTGCTCAAACTTCTCCTCGGCAAGAGGTGTGAGGTATTGAGTGACTGCATTGTACAGGTTGTATGTGTTGCGACTACTGTCGAGGTCATAAGTGGGCTTTTCCCATACCTTCTTGATCTCCTCGGCGTGAACCTTGGCGATCACCTTGTCCTTGATCATTGAGTCAACCATCTCAACGCCTTCACGCTGCGTGATTGGAGTGCTGGCCATTGCCTTGAAGAATTCTACCGAGGCAGTCCATTGCATTTTGCTGTGTTGGATTGTGTCGGAGAGGAAGCCGAGGTCAATCTCACCGCTACTCCTGTGTGGCCGAGTGACATGACTGTCCTTGGCCATCACAACCATCCCGTTCAAGCAGATGATTCGGAGAAGACCGGCTGATAAGTCTATCCCACAAGAGCCATCGTAAGAGTTCTTGAGGAGTAGACGAAAGCCAACGTCATCACCTTTCTGTATCTGTTGACGCTGATCGCTGAAATCATAGACGGCGTAGAGACGACGGCCATCCTTGATTGAGTACAGCTTGCGCTTGTAATCTCCGAAGTCGAGACAGGATTGAACGGCATCAAGGGCATCTTGGTGATGTACGATCTTGTACTTGTCCGAAGTAATGGCGAGACATTCGCCTGTGTCTGCACGAAAATTGCCGGAGTAACCTTGGATGAGTTTGCCGGTTTTATCGTACACCTTTTGTTGTTTTACTCTATAGTTCATTTATTTTTATTAGTGCTTGTTCTATTAGTGTTTCGTCTTCTGTGTCTAGTGCATCACCCAACTGTATAAAGAAAAGTCTTCGCTCAGTATCGCATTGTGTGCAAGTACCGATTGCTAACAGTTCCAATTTACGGTGAATGATAAGTGGTCTGACAAACTCAGAGAGTAGTTTGTCCTGCTGAGTTTCCCAAAAATAACTATGCATTACCTTATGCTTCATGATTACAACCGGCGCACATAATGTGGCGATTGGTAACGCTGGGGGGATTACTGGTGATCATAACGTTGCTGTTACCACCATGAGTTGTAAAAGATTTGCCAGCCATCCCGTATGAGTTGCTTTGCTGACTGGCAGAATTGTTTGTCCCGCTCATAGATGAACTCAAAGTAGTGGTTCATGTCTGAGTAGGAATCTTGGCCAAAGAAGAATCCCTCAGTCTCAGGCAGCTTGCCGCACTTTACTGAGTCCTCAAGGGTGATGATGTCTTCTAGTGTCAGGTCGATTGGCACAAAGTTGAATTCTTCTGTGCCGCCCTGCTGTTTGTAGACTGACTCTGCCCAGCCTTGTAGCCTGTTGTGCTTACGCCAACAGGCTATCTCTCGGACAACCTTGGTAGGATGTCCAAGAATGTTTACTGTTTTGTGGGCTATGGCCCATTGATCTAGTCCCATTGTTTTGCGTGTTTCATGAAGTTCTTGAGGTCTGCTACCTCGTTGTTGTCGATACGTCCCTGAACCATCTTGCAACCATAGATGATTGAAGCGTGATTCATTCCCCAAAATCTTGCGATGTCGGATTGTTTGTATCCTGCATCAGCGGCGATCCATTGGCAGATATGCCGGGGTCGTGAGTATTTAGCCTTTCTACATGGCGAGACTAGCTTGTCGTAGTCAATGTCATAGTAGTTTGAGGCTGCTTGAGCCAATTGCTTGAGGTTCATATGATTAAGTCTTCGATTGAACTGTCCCGTGGCGGCTCAAGGGTTACGGGAGGTAGCCAATGATGTATTTTGTACTCTATCTGGTACTTGTGGTAGTGGTCGTAGTTGTTATCGAGAGCTTGCAACTGCTTGTGATGGCGGTATTTTATCTCGTTCTTCAGTATTTTGTGTAGGTAGTAGTTTGTCATTTTTGAAACCTTTTCATGAATTGTTTTAGTGATTGGCCTGATGCCTTGTATTCTCTGAGTGTCTTGAGTTCCCAAGGTGTTGTCGCATCCCATTCCCCACGCAAGACGCGCAGGATTATGCCCTTGGTGAGCTTGCGATTAGTGTCTGCGACATCAACGTCGTAGTCTGGGAACTCTCCTAGATTGTGTTCTGTATTTACTTGTTCTCTCATATGCTTGCATGGTGATTTGCTTTTTCAATTCCTAACTCGTCTCGCATTGTGTTTGGATGCAAGTCGTGTACCTTGTACCAACTGCGACTGTCAATCTGCTTTGTCCAGCGGTCGCCAATAACATTGCCAAGGTATTGCTCGTAATCTCGTTGGAAGAATCGAATGCTTCTGTGACATTCTGCCATGAGAGCGTTGAGCCTTGATTTGGTTGTGACTGTTGGCCAGCCCGCTAGTGTGACAAAGAGTTGACCGTTGCGTCGGCGGGCGATGACGTGACCGTGCAATAGTAGCTCGGTCATTGGCTTGTCGCCGATTGTGGTTGATGTCCTGACTTGTGTGTTGTCGCGACTGAATTTGCGGTTGTTGCAAAATGCGCGAGCTGCGTCTTGTGCTATTTTTCTCATTAGTTTGTCTCCTTTTGTTTCATACTATTGTCCAGTTGTAACCATCCCAAGACCTGTGCTGTGAGTCTCTTGAGAGACGTTGCTTGGGCAGATTTGTTTTGTACTCATGATCTAGTGCGTTGCTTGTGTCTTGTTCTTGTAAAATTGTGCTGACTCTATCGCTGTAGTCTCTCCACCAAATAATGTCTCTATGCTGTCTCTTATACACATCTCCGAGCCCACGAGACGGACTCCTATC